AGTAGGCTCACGACAGGAAGGAACCAACCATGACCCCCGAGCAAGCACGAATTCACACCGAGCACTTCGACGAGCTGGCAAAGGAGAAGCAATCCCGCGCGATCGACTCCGCCAACGCCGCGTTCCGAGCATTGGCCGCCGACGAGCTTGAAGACGCCCGCGAGTACTTCATCGCGGCCATCAAGCAAATCGACGATGCGCTGGTGGTCAAGGGCAAGGCCGCGCTGATGCGCGACGTTTCGAAGGCTCTTTAGACACACGACAGGAAGGAAACGACATGAGCAACTACATGAGCATCCAGGACGGCGACGTCAAGCGCGAAATCGCCCGGGCGATGGGCGAGGCGCTTCTCAAGCGCAATGGCTACGAAATCCTGCAGGGATGCTTCGACTGGAGCGAGCCGCACAGCTTCATCGTGGCCCGCGACCCAGAGGACGGCGCGCTGGTGCTCGCCGAATGCCACCTGGTCGACGAGTTCGAGAGAGAGGAGCTGACGAACCGCTGCGTGTGCGAGCGCGCGGCCTACGACTGGCTGTGCGTCAACCCCGACACGGCAGACTCGGCCATCAGGTTCGACGAGATTCAGGTGCGCCAGATCGGCGACAGCGGGAAGGGCTTCCTGAAGCATGTCATCAACGTGCTTGGGAAGAGCGCGTAACCCGCCTGTGACCGCGCCGTTACCCTGGCGACGACGGGGCGGCCGGTTTTGGTCAAGACCCGTGCGGCGGCGGTCAACGGTCCGCAACCGTCCGGGGCGCAGAATGCCGCCAAGTGCCGAAGAGGAAGGAGCAAAGCATGGAATTCTCACCGAACCGAAAGCTCGTGAGCGATGGATTCCCGGCGCACGTGACCCCGCGCGAGCTGGCCGACATCACGGGCGGCAGCGAGGCGTGCATACGCCGAATGTGCGAGCGCGGCGATTTGCCCGCGTACAAGCAGGGCAAGCGCTGGTACATCAACCGCGTCCGATTGATGGGGGCCGCGCTGTGAAGCCGTGGAGCCGCAGGGAAGACCAAATCTTGCGAGAGTTCGGCGACCGTGGCGCGAAGTACTGCCAGCGGTTGATTTCCCGCAGGTTTCACGTCACCCGCACGGTTCACGCCGTGGAGAACCGCGCGAGCCGCATAGGCATTTCGCTCTACCCGTGCCAGACGTGCCCGCAGTGCGGCCGCAAGGTTTCCAGGCTTCGGCCTACGACGGGGCTGTGCGACTTGTGCCACGAGCGCTCCTTCATCCCGGCGGTGGAGCAGCGAAGCGAGGCCATGCGGCAGGTTCAGCGCGACGAGGGCGACCCCGAGTATCAGCGGGCCGTGGCCGACGCGAGTCGAACCCGATTGAGGCTGCGAAAGCGCGAGCAGCGGCGCAAACGCCGTATGGAGGACTTGTAAATTTGGGAATGAACTTGGGAATACCCAGGTCAAAAGCCCGAGGTTTTTCGAACTTTTTTGGAGGAAAAGCCATGAAAAGCAATAACGCGCCCAGCGATTGGAACCCGACGGGCGCGGCTCAAGTAAGCGCCAGCGATTCTACCACGCTGGCGGACGATTTGAAATTCGCGCTCAGGGCGATGGGCCTGCGCGAGGAGTTCGCGGGCATGGGTCCTGGCGAATTCGCCTTGGCGCTGTTCGGCGGCGCGATGGTGACCCTGGGATGCCTGCTGCTGTGCCTGGGGGCCTGATGCAGAGCTTCGAGGTGCCCGGGCGGTTCCCGAGCCTGAACGACTACCTGCGCATCAGGAACCCGAGGCAGCGGGCCGCGCTGAAGAGGGAGCTCGACCACCGCGTGGCCTGGGCGGCCAAGGAGGCGGGCGTACGCCCCGTGAAGCGGTTCATGGTGCGCGTTGTGTGGTTCGAGCCGAACGCCCGCCGCGATTGGGACAACGTGCGCAGCGGAATCAAGTTCGTGCTCGACGGCCTGAAGAAGGCCGGGATTATCGAGGACGACTCGCAACGTTACCTGCTCGATACCGACGACGGCTATGGGCACGACAAGAGCAACCCGCACATTCTGGTGCAGATATACGAGGAAGGAGATCCGACATGGCGGAAAAGAGCATGACGAAGGTCCAGCAGTTGGGCGTGCTGACCGCGCTGCAGAATATGGTCAAAAAGAAGACCGACGAGCTCCGCTCCGAGATTTATGAAGAAATGTCGACCGGCTACAAGAAAGGCGAGGGCACCGAACGCAAGGGCGTCGTGCTCGATGGCGACGAAGTCGGAAAGGTAACGCTTCGTGTCGACAAGAAGGGCTGGGAGGTTACCGACCCCATCGAGTTCGAGGCATTCATGAACGACAACGGGCAGATGGAAGAGCATTGGACGCTCAAGCCGGAGTACGTGGTCGAAGCCAGGGCGCGCCTCAAGGAATACCCGTGGATGTTCGACTGCGAGCTGAAGCCAAAGGAAGAGTTCACGAAGCTGTTCGAGAAATGCGGCGACACGGTGATCGTGGCGGGAACGGACGTCGTCGTTCCCGGTGTGTCTCCGTGCAAGGCGAAGCCGATGGGCATCACGGTTACGGGCTGCAAACCGCAGCAGGTGGCCCCCATCGTTGCCCGCATCGGCGGCCTAGACGCGATGCTGCTTGGGGATGGTTCGAATGAGTAGCCGCAAAGAGGTCAACGACCGCCTGACGCGTACCAACATCAAGGGCCGCCAGTACATCGACGTTGCCCAGCGCATCCAGGGCTTCTGGGAGCTTTACCCGCAGGGCCGCATCGTCACCGAGATGGTTGCCGACGACGGCAAGCGCTGCGTGTTCAAGGCCGAGGCCTACGACATGGCCGAGGGCGGCGCTGGGCTGCTCGCGACGGGCCACGCCTACGAGGTCAACAGCGGGCGCGGCGTGAACGCCACCAGCTACATCGAGAACTGCGAGACATCCGCAGTGGGCCGCGCCCTGGGGATGCTTGGCATCGGCTCGACAGATTCCATCGCGAGCGCAGACGAGGTGATGAATGCGCAGCAACGACAGGCCCAGGCCGCCAAAACCGCCAAGAAGCCCGCGTCCGCCCCGCAGCCCCAGCAAGACCCGCTGAAGGCCGCGAAGGTGCGCCTATGGCACGCGTTGCAGAACTACGCGGCGGAGCACGGCGGCATAGCCGACCAGCTTCTTGAGGGCGTGAAGAAGCGCCCGGGCGCGCAGATGGACAGCCCCGAATGGCTCGAAGACGTGGCTTCCGAATTCGAGGCGGCGTAATGGGCGCGTTCACCCTCCAGGCCGAAATCGACGAATACGGCGACCTGCTGGACACGGCCCTCGAAGAATGCAAGCGGCGCGGCGATGCCTGCGCCCTTGCCGAGGCCGAGTATTACAGCGCCAAGGCCCGCGCCGTGCGGGGAATGGTGGCAGACGGCCAGAAGGCCACGCTTATACCGCTGCTCGTGAAGGGCGACCCCACGGTAAACAAGGCGCTTGAGAAGTGGAGGCGGCTGGAAGTTGCCTACGACAACGCCAAGGAGGCCCGCAACGTTTTCAAGAAGAAGTACGACTTCACGCGCGAGCAGTACCAGCGCGAATGGACGCAGGCGGGGATGCAGCGATGAACCAGTGCGACGAGATTCTATCCCATCTGCGCAACCGTGGCCCGCTCACGGGGGCCGAGGCCTACCGGCTGTACGGGTGCATGAGGCTTCCCGCCAGGGTGAGCGACCTGCGTGACAAGGGATACCCCATCAGGCGACGCATGGTAACCGTCGAGAACCGCCACGGCAGGCCCGTTGGCGTTGCCGAATACTACATGGAAGGAAATGCGAAATGAGCATCAACAAGGTTTTCATCACGGGCAATCTCACGCGCGACCCCGAGCTGCGCGAGACGGCAAGCGGCTTCCAGGTCCTCAACTTCGGCGTGGCCGTCAATGATCGCCGCAAGAACCAGCAGACCCAGCAATGGGAGGACTACGCGAACTTCGTCGATTGCACGATGTTCGGCAACCGCGCGGCGAGCGTGTCCCGCTTCTTGGGCAAGGGCAGCAAGGTCGCCATCGAGGGCAAGCTGCGCTGGTCCCAGTGGGAGGCGCAGGACGGCAGCAAGCGAAGCAAGCTCGAAGTCGTTGTCGACGAGCTCGAATTCATGACGAGCCGCGACGGCGGGCAGCAGTACCAGCCGCAGCCGCAGTATCAGCCGCAGGCCGACATGTACGACGACGAGATTCCGTTCTAAGGAGCGGCGATGAGATTCACCTGGTGCGACAAGTTCACGCGGGCGCTTGAGAAAGTCCCCGATGAACAGTTCGTCGTGCTTGTGCGTGCAATTCTCGCCTATGGGTCTGACGGCGTCGAGCCGGAACTTGAATTCCCGCTCAATGCCATATTCGAAAGCTTTCGCGAGGATATCGATTATTCGCACAACCGCCGACAGAGCGGCAACAAGGGCGGGAAAGCTCGCAGCGGAGGCGATTCTGAAGAAGCTTCCAAGCAGTCCGAAACAGCTTCCAAGCTATCTGCAACAGCTTCGAAGCAGTCCGAAACAGCTTTCAAGCTATTTGAAACAGCTTCCAACCCAAGCAAGCAAGCATGCAAGCAAGCAAGCAATACAAGCAATACAAGCAAGAAAGAGGGACGCATGAAGCGTCCAACGCTCCAAGAGGTCGAGGCGGAAATCGAGGCGAGGGGCTACCACGTCGATGCCCGCGCATTCATCGCCTACTACGACTCGAACGGCTGGAAGGTGGGCAAGAACCCCATGAAGTCGTGGAAGTCGGCGCTCACGACATGGGAGCGCAGGGACAGCAGGAAGGCGGTGGCGAGCGATGCAGACTTTAGCCGATTCGGTTAACCCCCTCGTGGAACGACTCAAGGAGATTCGAGCCGGGGTCACGCCAGAGCGGCAGGCGGAAATCGACGCGGAGCTCGCCATTGAGCGCGATTTGGTGAAGCGCAAGGCGATCGTGTCCGTGGGGATGCCCGCCATCTTCGAGCGCGTCCCCTTCGAGGTCGCGCCGAAGCGCGCCCAGGAATGGGCGCGGAAATGCTGGAAGGGCGATTCGCGGAACCTGGTGTTCATCGGCGATTCGGGCGAGGGCAAGACCGAAGCCGCCTGCGCCCTTCTGGGGGTCATGGCCCCGCACGTGCGATGCCGCTTCGCCACCTTCGGGGACATCCTGCGCGAAGTACGCGCCACCTACGGGGCCGACGGCACCGAGGCGTGCGTGATGGGCAAATGGGAGGGCTGCGCGGTCCTGTGCCTCGACGATCTGGGCAAGGAAAGGCCCACGCAGGACGTGCTCGACAAGCTCTTCGCGCTCATCGACCACAGGTACCGCCGGGGCCGCGCGACCATCTTCACCACGCAGTACAAATCGCCATCGGAACTCGGCGCGCGCCTCATGTCGCAGGGCGGGGACGCGGAGACAGCCGAGGCCATCGTGCGAAGGGTCTTCGGCATGGGCGACCACAAGGCGGAGGTGGTCTCATGTCGGTGACGTACACGGCGGCGGTGCTGAAGGGCCGCACCGTCAGGGCGTTCTCGATGCTCGGCAAGCCGTGCGTGGGCGCGGAGTACGCGGGCAATGGCGACGCGCACAGGCTCGAAGTCGGCGCGAGATGCTTCATCTGCGGCAGGCCCGCGGCCAACGCCCACCACGAGCCGCCGAAGGGCATGGGCGGCGGCGCGTTCCGATTGGACACGCCCAACGGGCCGCGAATCCTGCGCCCGCCGCTTTTGGCCGTGTGCGGCGGCGGGAACGCCTGCGGTTGCCACGCGATGCTGCACAAGGGAATCGCGAAAGTCAGGTGGGAGTGGGATTCGGAGCTCTTCGAGCGGGAATGGCTCGAAGGCAGGCTCGACGAGGAGCTTTACGAGAACGACGAACGGCTGTTCGCGATGGGCCGCTACATCGTCGAGGTGGGCGGCGGCGAGAAGGAGGTGCGGCCATGCTGACCGAAGACCAGCTCGAAACCCTGGTGATGCTCTACGCGGAATACTGCGGCGGCGCGGGCGACGAGAAGTGCTTCGACGGCTGCCCGTGGAACTCGGAGGCGAACGACGTCGCCTGCGCGGCGTTCGTAATCGACGCAGCGCGGCACCCCGAGGCTTACGAGTTCCGCGACGGGCTGGTTGAGCCGACGGGCTGGAAGCGTTCAAGCGAGCTTCCCGCATTCCCGAGGCCCGCGAAATGCCCCAAGGAAGCCGCAGAATCGCGCCTGAGCCGCGCATCGTAGGTTTTATGAGTATGCGCCCGCCCCGAGAGAAATCTGGGCGCACAGGGCGCGAGAGGAAGGAATTGGAATGTACGAACTGAAGCCGTGCCCGTTCTGCGGGACGGTGCCCAGGATGGGCGTCACGGAGCCGACGTTCGGCGAGCCGCGCTACTTCGTGGAATGCGAGGGAACCGGCTGCAAGGTCGTCGCGTACACGCCGAACGAGTACGAGACGGCGCTTGAGGCCGCGGAGGCCTGGAACGCGAGGGCCTGCGACCGCGTGGGCGCGGCCAGCGGGTTGAAGCCGTGCCCGTTCTGCGGCGGCGAGGCGAAGCTGCTGCACGTGGGCGCTGGCCGAATCGTGAAATGCGGGAGCTGCGGGGCGAGCACGTCCTTCGCGGCGGAGAACCCCGCGAAGGAATGGAACCGCCGAGCGGGACGAGAATAGGATGGGGCGAGAAATGAGCAAAGAGAATGTTTTGAAGGCGCTTCTTTCGGCGCGAACTGTGAATGCGAACAACGCAGAGGTCATTACCCCCGAAATGGCGGAAGCATTCCTCGAAGGCAACACGCATAACCGACTCGTCAAGACGGTGAATTTCAAGAAACTCGTCGATGACATGGCGGCTGGTCGTTGGGACTTCAACGGGGAATCGATAAAGTTCGCAGAGGATGGCACTTTGCTTGACGGCCAACACCGCTTGCTTGCATGCGTCGAATCGGGGAAGCCCTTCATTGCGATTATCGTGACGGGTCTTCCGGCGGTCGCCCAAGAGACCATCGACACGGGAAGCTCGCGCAGCCTCGCAGATGTGCTCCGCCTTCGCGGCTACGCGAGCGCGAATGAGCTTTCGAGCTTCCTCCGCTATCGGGTCAAGATCGACAAGTTCGGAATCGACAAGTGCTTCACGGGAGCTGCGAACAACATCGATACCCAATGCGGTCGCGCTTGGATATCTGGAAAAACCGGGCGTCATGGAAGACTTCAAGGAAATGAGGAACTTCCCGAAGAGGGCCTTCAAGGTTCCCCAGAGCACGGTCTATGCGGTTTTCCCCGAGCTGAAGAAAGCTTCGCCAGAGGATTTCTACTTCTTTGTCGAGAAGATATTCAGCGGCGAAAACCTCGACGCGAGCGACCCAATTTCCATGATTCGCAGCGTCTATATCCAGCAGGCGACGGTGGTCGGCGGAAGGAACGCGGGGTACAGCGATAAGGCACTCGCGGCACTCACCATTAAGGCGTGGAACAAGTTCATGAACGGCGAGAAATGCGAATGCCTGCGCTTCCGAACGGGAGGAGCGAAGCCCGAGCATTTTCCCGAAATCGCTACTGCTTAGGAGGAAACGATGGAAATCGAAACCGTATGTGCCGAGGACATGAAGCCGACACGCGCCCACGAGCACGATGCTGGCGCAGACCTCCGCGCGAGCGAGGGCGTGTTCATCGGAAGCGGGCGATTCGCGAAGGTGTCGACGGGCGTGCGCGTGAGCATCCCCGAAGGATACGTCGGCCTGCTGGCGGCCCGCAGCAGCCTTTGTTGGCGTGGCCTGCTCATGGCGAACGGCGTGGGAATCATCGACGCGGGATTCACTGGCGAAATCAAGGTGCCGCTCTACAACGCGGGGAACACTCCGAGCAACGTGCTTGCGGGCGAGCGCATCGCGCAGCTGGTAATCCTGCCGTGCGAGCTGCCGGCATTCCGACTGGTTGCCAAATTGGAAGAGACGGAGCGCGGCGAGAGCGGCTTCGGAAGCACGGGGGTTGAATAGATGAGCATCACAGCAAAGCGTATAAATCGCATCACTGAGCAGGCTGCCGCGATGAAAGCGATTGGCAAGGCGTCCGTAGACGTTTCGGGCGAGCTTGATGCTCTTGTGTCAGACAACGCGCTGATGGAAGCGAAAATCCAAGGCTTGGAAGAGGCCAACGCCCGCTTACGCGAGCGATTGAACCGCGGCGAGAACCACGAAGCGTACCTGAAGCTGCCGCTGGATGCGGACGGCGCGGCGATTCATGTCCTCGATGCGGTGTACTTCGAGAGCGAAGTCGCGAAGGTGTGCGGCATGCGCTGGGACGGGGCAAGTTGGTCGCTCAGCTTGCACGATCGCGCCGAAGACACGGCTTCGAACCGTTGCCGCCTGGTGCCAACGGCGGCATTGATTGGCGCGGATGGCGTTTCGATTGGAGTTGGTGACATCGTGTATCGCGACGACGACCCCGAGCCGCTGGAGGTCGACCTGATTTACGCCGGCTCAATGGGCTACTGCACCGTGAGGCTCAAGAACAGTGCAGGGATATACACAAGCGCAGACGCGCCGCGGTTGTCGCACGAGAAGCCAGAGCCGCTTCAGCCCGACCCAGCCGACAGCTGGGAGAAGCTGGAAGAGGACGCGAAGAAGCCTTCGTGTGAGTATTTTGGCGTCGGCCCAGACAATGCGTCATGCGACGACTGTCTGAATGGTTCAAGGCAGACTGGCCGCGCATGCTGGCAGAACGCCCGCCGCGACATGCTCGCCCGCGCCAAGAAGCTCGCTGGCATTGAGGAGGCGCAGCGATGAGCAGGAAAACGTTCTGCGATATGTGCGGAGCCGAAATCAAAGGCGACGCCGCCAAGGTGGTAGTCGTTTCGGCTGAATACGAGGACTTGTACGGATGCATCTCAAGCGACGATGCCATGGACGCTTGCGATGAATGCTACACGAGGATTCGCGAGGCGATAAAGGAATGCAGGGAGCGCGGTAGGCATGAGCGATAGCTTCAATGAGACCGTAAAGAAGGAGGTGCGGAATGGCGACTAGCGAGCGAAAGCCCGTGAAGACAAGGAAAGCTCATTGGCGCTCCTACTGCGGCGACACAATCCCGGCAGGAGCCGACGGGACGGTATGCGAGAGCGGCTTTGGTCTTTACGGCCCGTTCCGCGCCTACGCGTGTTCGCGCTGTGTTCCATACATCGATGAGTTCTGGAAGTGGTGCGGTGGCGAGTGCGAGAACACGGAGGCCTATTTCGAATGCTTCATGGACGATGAACACCCAGGATGGAGGTCGAAATGATTAGCTGCAAGAATCGCCGCGAGACAACCGCCGAGCTTTCCGCGAAGGTGCTCAAGAAGCTCAGGAGAGATTTCAACCTCGTGGCGAGCGAGGTGTGGGTCGACGAAGCCCACAGGGTCGATTTCGTGGCATATCGCTGCGGAACCGGCTACGCGAACGCCGCAGCCGAGCGCGGCGCGTTCTGCTTCGTCGAGGTCAAGTCATGCATGGACGATTTCACGAGCGGCCACGGCAGGACGTTCGAAGGCGACGAGAATTGGCTTGTATGCCCGAGGGAGCTCGCCGACGCGCTGCACGAAAAGCTGCAGCTTCCGAGGCATTGCAAGGTGCTTTGCCCCGACGCCGCAGGCAACCTGCGCGTCGCGTACGACACCAGCGACCGCTGGCAAAGCTTCCGGAAGCTTTCGACCGCAGCGTTGCTGCTCCAAATGATGTTGGCCAGCGCCGAGTCGTGGCGCACGTCGCGCGAGGTTTTCTACAGCGAGGGAGGCACGGAATGATTAGCAACGAGAAGCGCCGCGAATGGTCAGACCGCATCCGCAAGCTGGCGAAGAAGGAGGAAGCATGAGCGTGATTAAGCATCCCGACACGTACGTGTGCGACATCTGCGGAGCCGAGTTCACCGAACGTCGGCCAGTCAACGTGCCTGTCGTGTGGACGACCGAGCAGACCGAGGGCAGGTTCTGCGAGCCGTATTACGGGGTCGAATGCCTCGACCTCTGCGAGGAATGCGCCGACAGGGTTCACGTCGTGGAAGCGGTAGGGGCGCAGGGGCGCAACAGCTACGTCTTCAGGAAGGCGGCAGGTGAATGAGGGTCTACAAGTGCGACAGGTGCGGTAAGTACCTGGGATGGGGCGACATTTACTTCCTCAAAATTAGAAAGCCATTATTTGGCGAATATACATGGAGCTACAAGAGACAGATTTGCAAAAAGTGCAACAACGCTCTAGATAAATGGTTCGATGACCCCAAGGCGAAGGAGGAAACGGAATGACGGAGACAACCGCTCTTTTGCGTGCAATCCACTACGATATTGTTGGGGTGATCGGGTTTCTCGTGGCGCTGCACGACAAAGGCGGCGCAACTGCCGGCATGTCCATCGACGCAGCTTGCGAGGCGACGCTCAACGCGAGGAAGTATTACGACATGGCCGCCGAGCTTGCGAAGGAGGCCGCGAATGACGCACAGTAGCGACTACCGCATGGCCGGCACTTCCGCTGTCATGGAGCCGCGCGAGAACGGGCGCACGGTCAACGGCGAAGAGGACAGACAGGAGGAGGCAAGCAGATACGCGGAAAGCGCGTGCGCTGGGCTGTGACACGTCTGCGATAATGAGGGGGAGCCGCGATGCGAGAGCGGTTCCCTTCCTGGCCCCCGGGTTCGCTCATGCCCGGGGGCGTCGTTTTTTTTCGGGCCGTTTGCCGACCGTAATGGCCCGCTCAACTTTACGATTCGGGAAACAGCACCCCGAGTTTGGCGGCATCTTGAAACGCTCCGTTAACAAAACCCCAGGCCAGAGCCGATATAATTCCACCAACCGAGAGATTGGGGAAGGCAATGAGCTATTGGGAGGCCATAGAGCTGCTGGCGCAGCGCATGGACATGTGCGAGAGGCTTGAGGCGTCGAGCATGGGATTCAGCTATGACAGCCGGGGGAGCGCCAGGGCCGAGGGCCGCTACGCGACGCAGGTTCTCGCGCGGCTGACGGGCAAGCCCTACGACGTGGTGCTGGCCGACATAAGCGCGGCGGCCGAGAAGTACAGGGCGAAGCGGCTTGGATGATTCGGCTCGCCTGTGACCGCCCTGCGAAAATATACCTATCAGGTAAAACGCAGGAAGGGAGCGGCCATGAAGCAGCAGCCCGAGTTGACGGTGGAAGAGGTTCCCACCGAATCGCTCATACCGTACGCGCGCAACGCGAAAATCCACACCAACGAGCAGATCGACCAGATATGCGAGAGCATCGGGGAGTTTGGCTTCAACGACCCCGTGGCCGTGTGGGACGGCCCCGACGGCCCCGAGATAATCGAGGGCCACGGCCGCGTGATGGCGGCGAAGAAGCTGGGCCTCGATGTTGTGCCCGTGGTGCGCCTCGACCACCTGAGCGACGAGCAGCGCCGCGCGTACGGCATCGTGCACAACAAGCTCACGATGAACACGGGCTGGGACTTCGCCAAGCTCGATGAAGAACTCGGGGAGCTTCAGGCGATGGACATGGCCGCGTATGGGTTCGACGACATGCAAATCGACTGGGACGACGGCGTGGACGAGCTGACCGAGGAAAGCTACGACGAGCCCGGGAAGAAGAAGCTGTGCTGCCCCTCCTGCGGTCATGTAGACAGCGCGGAACGCTTCAAGCAGGTATGAGGATATTCCTTTCGGGGGGGGGGACGATGGAAGCTCGAAGATTGCCATGAGAATAATGCTGTCAAGCCTCGAAGGAGGGGGCGCAGAAGGTCGCGTGCAAGAACAACATGGCCCGCTTCAGGGCCATTCAGAACGGCATCAGCGACTCCCCCCTGCTGTGGAACCTCATGAGCTACTACTACCTGCGCAACGACGTGGAATTCGCCGTCGCTGTCCGCGACATGAGCGACCTCGTGATGATAGACAGCGGCGCGCATTCGTTCCAGAAGGGCACGAAGGTCAAGTGGGACGAGTACACGCACGCGTACGCCGCCTTCATCCGCGAGTTCGACCGCCCGAACGTGGTGGGATATTTCGAGATGGACGTGGACAACGTCATAGGCTATCCCAAGGTGCTCGAACTGCGCTCGATTCTTGAACGCGAATCGGGCCATCCCGAGAAAATCATCCCCGTGTGGCACAAGAACAGGGGAATCAAAGACTTCAAAGACATGTGCGCGTCCCATGCCGGGCGCGTAATCGCCATAACCGGCTTCAAGAACGAGGACATAAGGGACGAGCAGTACCCGATGTTCCTCAAAGAGGCAAAGCGGCATGGGTGCAGGGTGCATTGCCTGGGCATGACCCGCAAGGCGGTGCTCGACCGCGTGCCGTTCGACTACGTGGATTCGTCGTCGTGGGCGCAACAAGCCATCTACGGGAAGGTCGGCGAGCGAAAAGTAGCCCGTTCGTTCTCCAAGACCAACCGTGATGACGTGTTCGTCGCGAGCTACCTCGACGCGATGGAAATGCAGAAACGCTATTACGAGAAATGGAGACGAATAGAGTGAAAAGAAGCATGGACAACCTCGCGACGGGCCGCGCCGCAATGTACCTGGCGACTGCGTTCGTCGCAGCAACCATGACGGCCAACATCATGTCATTGCGCATGGTGGCCCCGCTCGGAATCGTGATGGATGCGGGAACGCTGCTGTATCCCGTGACATTCATCCTGCGCGACGCGCTGCACCGCCGCGCAGGCCTGAAGGCTTCAAACGCAGCCGTAGCCCTGTCGGCGGTGTGCAACGCGGCTATGTTCGCGCTGTTCGCGTTCGCCGCATGGCTCCCGTTCGACCCATCGACGGGCGAGCAAGTCGAATTCGGCATGGTGCTGCTCCCCGGCCTGCTCATTGTGGCGGGTTCGGTATGCGGCCAATTCATCGGCGAGAACATCGACGGCCGAATCTTCCACAAGGTATGGAAGGGCGGACGGGGCAGCCACGTGAAAGCTGCGCTGTGCTCCAATGTAGTGTCAATCCCCATTGACACCATTATCATGTGCTGCATCGCATTCGGCCTCACCGTGCCGCCGGAAACGCTCGTCGCGACCATCGGGGCCAACATCGTGATAAAGTATGTCGTGATGCTGGCGTCGGTCGCCGTGTACGCCGCAGTGTCGAAGAAATAAGCCACAAGCCCTCTTCGGAGGGCTTTACTTATGCCTGCTTCTATATGGTATACTATACACAACGTCAAAGGAGGCGGGCATGGTGACTGCGGCAAGGGTCAAGGCGACCACCAAATACATCAAGAACCACATGCGAACGTTCGTGTGCAGGTGCAACAACGAGACCGACGCGGATGTGGTACGGTACCTGGAGGAATGCGGGAACGTGAACGCTGAAATCAAGCGGCTTGTGCGGAAAGAAATTCGAGAAAACGTATAGTAAACTATATACTTGCCTGGTGTTATATAGTATAATATAGCCAGAGGCAAGGGAAAGGCCCGAGCCATGGACGAGAGGCAAGAGGAAATGAACAACCAAGAGTTCGAAACCTTCAAGAAGATGCTCGTGCTGCATCTCGAAGAGCTGAAGGGATTGGAAAGCGACCCCGAGGCATGGAAGCGCAAGCTCGAAACCATCATCGAAACCTTGAAGGACTAAAAGAAAAAGGGGGCTTGGATAAAACCAGGCCCCGGCGAAGCAAAACCATTGTATCACGCGCGATGGCATAATTCAAGCGCTGGCTCCCACCCAGCATGTCACGGCTCCGCAATCACGCGGGGCTTTTTCTTTGCCGTGACCCGAGCGGCATACTGTGGGCATGGCAGATGAAAGAAAACATAGGGGGCAACCCACCAGATACGACCCCAAGGCGCACGTGCCCTGGGGCGCTTCTTTGGCGCGTCGGGGCTGCTCGGACGAGGAAATCGCCGGGGCATTCGGCGTGAGCGTCCGCACTGTCTACAACTGGAAGAAGGCGCACCCCGAATTCTTGCAGGCCTTAAACGAGTGCAAGGGGAAGGCCGACGAGGCGGTAGTCGAGAGCCTGTACGCCAAGGCATGCGGCAAAGTTAAGCGCGTGACCAAGAAGAAGCGCGACGTGCTGGACAGCGACGGCCGCAAGGTGACCTTGACCGAGGTAATCGAGGAGACGTTGCCGCCAGACACCACGGCGATGATCTACTGGCTGAAGAACAGGCAGCCCGAGCTGTGGAGAGACCGCCCCAAGCAGGACGACACCGACACGGCCGTGCTCAAGGCCGCCAAAGAGCTCGTGTCGTCGGTGCAGAGCGCGATAGAGTAGCCCATGCTTACCAGAATGCAATCCGAATACCTAAAGAGCTGCACGCACCGCTGGAACGTCAAGTGCGGGGCCACGGGCAGCGGCAAATCTTACGTGGACATAGCCGTGACCATTCCCCAGCGCATCATGGCGGCCAAGGGCGAAGGGCTTCTCGTGATGATCGGAAACACGCGTTCGACTTTGGAGCGCAACATCCTGGAGCCCATGCGCTCGCTGTACACCGAGGACGTGGTGGGGAATATCCGCGCGGACAATACGGCCGTCATCTTCGGCAAGAAGGTGTACTGCCTGGGGGCCGACAAGTCCAACAGCGTTTCGAAGATTCAGGGCGCCACGTTCGAGTGGGTGTACGGCGACGAGGTGACCACGTGGGCGGAGCCCGTGTTCCAGATGCTGAAAAGCCGCCTGCGCTGCCCGCACAGCCACTTCGACGGCACGTGCAACCCCGACAGCCCCAACCACTGGTTCAAGGCGTTCCTCGACTCCAACGGCATCGACATATACCGCCAGGACTACACCATCTGGGACGGGGCTCTGCTGCCAGAGGTCGTGCGCCAGCTTGAGGCGGACTACGCGGGTACGGTCTACTACGACCGCTACATCAAGGGGCTTTGGACGCAGGCCGAGGGCCTTGTGTACCCAGACGCCCACGACGCCGAGGAGCCGCGCTATGCGGGCGAGGCCGACAGGTGGGCCGTGTCGTGCGACTACGGCACCCAGAACGCCTTCGCGGCGCTGCTGTGGGCCTATGCGGACGGCGTGTGGCACGTCGTGAGGGAGTACCGCTACAGCGGGCGCGACACGGGCCACCAGAAGACCGACGCCGACTACGTGGCGGACATGCGCGCGTTCCTGGGCGATTTGCCGCAGGACACCCCGTTCATAATCGACCCCAGCGCGACGAGCTTCCACGCCGCCATGCGCCGAGGTGGCTTCGTGGTGCGCAAGGCCCGCAACGCCGTCGAGGACGGCATACGCGAGACGGCCTCGTGCATGGCGCAGGGCATCGTCAAATACGCAGACGATTTGCCCGAGCTGAAGAAGGAATTCGCGGGCTACGTATGGGATTCTGCCAGCAACGGCGACAAGCCCGTGAAGGAGAACGACCACCTTATGGACGCGCTGCGCTACGGCGTGGCGACCCTGCGCATGTGGAAGCCCGCAGAGAAATACGTATCGCCGTTCGAAAGGGGCGTCAGATGACGGCATCGACCATAGTCACATTCGCGGAACTGCAGGCGAACGGCGGCACGCCCGGGTTCGTCAAGGAGTGCATCGAGCGCCACCGGGCCAGCGAGATGTACAAGAACGCCCGCAGCGCCGACAGCTATTTCCGCCAGCGCAACGAGACGATCGCCAAGTTCAGCGCCGTGCTCTACGGCCTGGACGGCTCGCAGCTCAAGGACTTCACCGCGTCCAAGCTGCGCCTGGCGAGCAACCTGTTCAAGCGCCTGAACGTGCAGCGCTGCATGTACAGCCTGGGCAATGGCGTCTCGTTCGTTGACGTGGGCGAGGGCGGGAAAGACACCACCAAGGCCAAGCTTGGCGACCGCTTCGACGACGCCGTGAAGCAGATAGGCATCTACGCTCTCATCCACGGCGTGGCGTTCCCGTTCTGGAACCTCGACCACATCGACGTGTTCAGCGCCGCCGAGTTCTGCCCCATCTGGGACGAGACGACGGGCGCGCTCATGGCGGGCATCCGCTTCTGGAGGCTCGACCCGTACCATCCGCTCAACGCGGTTCTGTACGAGCAGGACGGATACACCGAGTTCACGGCCGACGGGGATAGCGAGCTGCGCATGTCTGATGCGGGCAAGCGCCCGTACAAGGCCACATACGCCGAGGTGCCCGCAGACGGCCTGAAATTGGCCGTTGACGCCGAGAACTACAGCCGCCTGCCAATCATCCCGATTTGGAGCAGCGACGCCCACCAGTCAACGCTCGTGGGCCTGCGCGAGGCCATCGACGCATACGACTTGATCAAGAGCGGCCTGTGCAACGACGTGCAGGACTGCGCCCAGGTGTATTGGATCGTGGAGAACGCGGGCGGCATGTCAGACGAGGACTTGCAGAAGTACCGCGACCGCCTGAAGCTCACGCATATAGCCAACGCCAACACCGAGGACGGCGGCAGGATTTCGCCGTACACGCAAGAGGTTCCGTATGCCGCGCGAAAGGCCGTGCTCGATGCGATCAAGGCGGACATGTACGAGGACTTCGGCGCCTTGGACGTGCACACCGTGGCCGCCGGAGCGACCAACGACCACATCGACGCGGCGTACCAGCCCATGGACGAGGAGGCCGACGAGTTCGAGCGCCATATGCGCGAGGGCATCATGGACATCCTGGCCCTGCAGGACATCGAGGACACGCCCATATTCACCCGCAACCGCGTCTCCAACCTCAAAGAGCAGGTGGAAATCGTATTGAGCGAGGCCGAATACCTCGACGACGAGACGGTTTTGCGCAAGCTGCCGAACATCACTCCCGACGAGGTGGCCGAAATCCTCAAGCGCAAGGACGCCGAGGCGGCCGACAAGATGGCGATGCTGCCGCCAGCGTTGCAGCAGAACGCCCAACAGCACGGCGATGGCGAGCAGGAACCCGAGGAATAGCCCATGAGCGACCAGGCCCACGACTACGCAGAACGCAAGATAGCCGAGTTCCAGGCCGAAGTGTGGGAAGTCTACCAGCAGGCCCAGGCCGACGCCCAGGAAGCGCTTGCGAAGTTCCTGAAGCGCTTCGAGAAGGAGGACGCCAAGCGCCGAGAGCTCGTGGAAAAGGGCGAGATGACCAAGGCCGAGTACAAGGCTTGGCGCTCGGGGCAAATCCTGCGCTCAAAGCAGCTTTCGAGCACGCTCGACCAGGTTTCGCAGGCAATGACCGAGGCAAACCAAGTGGCGATGGCGGCGCTGGGCGGCAAGCTGCCCGAGGTGTACGCCGAGAATGCGAACTATTCGGCGTTCTGGGTGTGCAAGGAGACGGGCCTTGCGGTGGGGTTCGATTTGGTCGATCCCGACACGGTGCAGCACATGCTCACGGCTGGCGAGGCGCTGCTGCCAGCCGTCGACGTTGCGAAGGACGTTGCGTGGAACCGCAAGCTCGTCTCCTCGCAGCTGACGCAGGGCGTTCTTTTGGGCGAGTCAATTCCGAAAATCGCACGGCGCGTGCAGAACGTCACGGGCAGCAACATCGCAACGGCGATGCGCACGGCAAGGACTGCGGTCACCGGCGCCGAATGCGCTGGGCGCATGGTGAGCTACGAGCGGGCGAAGGGCATGGGCATCAAGCTCAAGAAGGAATGGGTGTCGACGCTCGACAGCCGAACGCGCCACAGCCACAGGCAGCTCGACGGGGAGAGAATCGACAACGACGAGAAAGCCAAGTTCTCGAACGGGTGCCGCTACCCAGGCGACCCCACGGCAAGGTACGCCGAGATTTGCAACTGCCGATGCACCGTGATTGCGGCCGTGGAGGGCTTCGAGACGGACGACGCGGAGCGGTGGAGCAATCTGCCAGAGGGCATGACGTACGAGGAATGGAAAAATGAGCTCGCGCCCAAACCCCAGGGCAATTACAGGGTTGAAGCGCAATCCAAATCACTCGGCGCGGCGAATCTCGATTTGGACAAGGCGTTTCCCGAAGTTAGGCTCCCGAAGAAGGAGTATGCTTCCGTCATGTCGGCAATCAACGCGAATTATGCAAGTCTGCATGAGGGGCAGACAATCAGCCAGCAAATCGTAGACCAGGATGATGGGGCCTATTTGTACTCGTTCCTGGTTGGGGATTTCAACGAGTATCGAATCATCGACAAGGAGCGCATCGAATGAGAAAAAGCGAATTCTCGGAAAAGCTTGAAGCTTACGCGGCATCTCTCGAAGACGCTCACGAGGCGTTCGTACTCGCAATGTGGATGATTCCCCAGAAGCACGGCGTGGATAAGGAATTTTGGTTATGGGTTGATAAGAACAAGCCTAATCGGAATGACATGTCGGTGAAATGCTACGAGATTTCGATTGCCCGCAAGTAATTCAAGGCCCGCTTCGGCGGGCTTTTCCTTTGCTGTGACCGATGCGCCACAATGCCCCCAGAGCCCGCGCGGTTCGAGGCAAAGGGACCGCAACCCTTGCCACGCGGGAAGTCGAAGCCATTCGCGATACGTTCGGTTTGGACGGCGGGCAACCATGGCCGGGAGCTACCCGGCCATGCGCTTATAAGGAGGGGTCAGAATGGGCGTCACCGTCAACCAAGACAACCGCGAGCAGTGGGCGCGCATGTTCAACCAGGCTCTAACAAAGGGTCTTGAGGAGATCGGCCAGGTCGCCGAGGGATACGCGAAGAAGGCGTGCCCCGTCGATACTGGCAGATTGCGCAACAGTATTACGCACGTCGTGAGGGCGAGCGAGAAGGCCGTCTACATCGGAACCAACGTAGAATATGGGCCTTACGTTGAATTGGGTACGCGCCATATGAAAGCGCAGCCGTATCTGCGCCCTGCGGCGTCGGGCCACAAGGGCGCCTACCGCGCAATCCTCAAGAAGAACCTGGGCGGCTCGTAAGAGTTAAAACGTTCCAGTTTTTAAGTTTGAGCGCGAAAATCAGCGGCAAAACGTTAAAAATCCCCCGAAATCGATATAAAAAGCGGCCATTACGGCCGCTTTTTCTGTTTTTAAGCGACCTGTGACCCAAAGCGCAAACTAGTGCCATCGGCCAGCGAGGAACGGCTGGCAAGCCCGAGGCAATGGGCGAAATTCCGAAGCAAAGGAGAAACAGGGATGGCACTCACCCGCAAGATGCTCAAGGCAATGGGCATCGAAGACGAGAAGATCGACCAAATCATCGAGGAGCACACCGAGTCCACCGACGCGCTGAAGCAGCAGCGCGACGAGTGGAAAGCCAAGGTGGAAGCCAAACCGGCTACCGACCCGAAGCCGAAAGACCCCGAGCCCACGGACGAGTACAAGGCCAAGTACGACGCCGAGAAGAAGGCGTTCGAGGAGTACAAGGCGGGCATCGAGGCCGAGAAGTCCGAGGCCGACAAGCGAGCGAAGTACCGCGAGCTTATCAAGGAGGCGGGCGTTGACGAGAAGCGCATCGATGCGGTTCTGAAGATTTCCGACCTGTCGGGCGTCACCGTCAAGGACGGCGCGATCGAGAACGCCAAAAAGCTCGTCGAGGGCATCAAGGCCGACTTCAAGGAGTTCATCCCGATAGTTACGACCGAGGGCGCGAGCGTCGCCAAGCCGCCTGCGGGCGACGGCGGCACTGCGGCCCCCAAGAACCTGCGCGACGCATTGCACGAGCGCTACGAACAGAAAGGCTAAAGAATGGCTATCACGCTTGAAGAAGCCAAAGTCGGCATGGCCGACCACGTTGACCAGAACGTAATCGACACGTTCCAGCGCTCCTCGCTGCTGCTCGACCGAATGACGTTCGACAACGCCATTTCCCCCGGCACGGGCGGCTCCACGCTGGCCTATGGCTACGTGCAGCTCAAGACACCCGCTATGGCTGGCGTTCGCGCCATCAACAGCGAGTACACCGCGAACGAGGCCAAACGCGAGAAGAAGAACGCCAACGCCATCATCATGGGCGGCTCGTTCTCCGTCGACCGCGTGTTGCAGAACACCTCCGGCGCGGTTGACGAGCTGGCCTTCCAGCTTGAGCAGAAAATCAAGGCGACCTCCAACGAATTCCACTACTTCGCCATCAACGGCAAGGCGGCGGGCACCGCTTCGGCCGGCAAGCCCGACGGCACGTTCGACGGCCTGGCGAAGCTGCTCTCGGGCACCTCGAACGAGCTCGAATCCTCCGTGGACGTGTCCACCGCCGACAAGATGACCGAGAACGCCCAGGCGTTCCTCGACGAAATCGACTACCTGCTCTCGCAGGTTGACGGCGCGAACATGCTGATGATGAACGGCAAGATGCTCACAAAGTTCCGCGGCATCGCCCGCCGCGCCGGCTATTACGAGCGCACCAAGACCGACGCGGGCCGCTTCATCGAGACGTACAACGGCGTGCCGATGGTCGATTTGGGTAAGTACTACAACGGCACCAAGTCGGTTGACGCCATCGAGGACACCGCGGCCACGGCATCCGCGCTCGGCAAGTCCGACATCTACGCGGTTTCCCTTGGCCTGGACGGCTTCCACGGCATCGCCCCCACGGGCACCGGAGTGATCCAGTCGTTCATGCCCAACATGTCCGACCCCGGCGCGGTGAAGACCGGCGAAGTCGAGCTTGTCGCGGGCGTCGTCCTCAAGAACACGCTCAAGGCGGGCGTTCTCAAGGGCATCGGCACCGCCGCGAAGCTGGGTTAGCCATGCTTGAGGAAGTATTGCGAAACCTCAACAACTGGTTCGAGGTGCCGGGCAAGCGCCTGACGGGCTTCTTCCAAGTCGAGGGCGGCGCATTGACGCTGCCCGACGGCTGGCTGCTCGACGGGCAGTACTTCCTCGTCTCGGGCAGCGTGATGAACGACGGCCTGCACCAGTGGCCCGCCTACGACATGGTTGATGAGGACTTCGAGGGCGAGGTACAGGCCCTCGCCGTGCCGATGGCCGTGCAAGACCTAGCCGACCGGATAGGGATCTGGTGGGAGAAGTACGGCAAGGCCGCAGAAAGCCCGTATCAGTCTGAAAGCTTCGGGGGCTATACCTACACAAAAGCAAGCGGCAACGGGTCGCAGGGCGGCTCTCAAGGCTGTTTGACGTGGTGCGACGCGTTCCGCTCCGAACTCAACCGATGGAGGAAGCTGTGAGCCTTTGGGAAGACATGATGGTGCCGTGCGAGCTGCTCGAGCAGCGCCGCGTTTCCGACGGCGAGGGCGGCTTCGCGACGGTCTGGGCGCCTTCCGCGCCGTTCGAGGCGGCCATCGTCCACGACGACAGCACGCAGGCCCGAATCGCCGAGAAGGAGGGCGTAACGAGCCTGTACACGGTGACGACCAAGGCCCCGCTCGGGTTCCACGACGTGTTCACGCGCAAGAGCGACGGCCAGGCCTTCCGCGTCACCTCGAACGCCGAGGACGGCAAGACGCCCAGCATGGTGAGCTTCCAGTTCAACCAATGCCAGGCCGAGGCCTGGGAGGTGCCGAATGAATAAGGAGGCCGCCTTCCAGGCGTGGGCGGGGTCGTTCGGCATCCCAGCCTACGCGGCAACCGCCGTCCCCGACGATGCGACCGAGCCTTACATCACCTACACGCTCGCCACGGGCATGTGGGGCGATGGCGAGCAGGCGTGCGACCTTTCGATTTGGTACCGCACGACGAGCGAGGCCAAGCCAAACGCCAAGGCGCGCGAGATAGGCGAGGCCCTGGGCATCGGCGGGAAGTGCCTGCCGTGCGACGAGGGCCTGGTTTGGGTCAAGCGCGGCCAGCCGTTCAGCCAGCCCGTGGATTCGGGCGACAACGCCGTCAAGCGGCGCTACATCAACCTTTCAGTGGAATTCCTTACTGCCTATTAAGGGGGCACGCATGAAATACAGCCAGCTGCCGCAGGACATGTTCAAGCACATCCAGATGAACGCGGGCATCCTCGCGAAGAACTTCACGCCGACGAGCGGCGAGGTGGCGAAGTCCGACATCATCGGCGCTACGTCCGGCGGCATCAACTTCACGGCCACGCCGAGCTTCACAGACTTCGGCGAGGACATCGACAACTGCCCGAACAACATGAAGGAGCTGAAGAAGCTCGACTCGTGGGAGGCCAAGGCCTCGGGCACGTTCATCTCGGTGACGGTCGACGCGGCCGGCTCGCTCGTGGGCGCGGCCGACGTGGCCGGCGACAAGGTCACGCCGCGCAACGACCTTGCGGATGGCGACTTCGAAGATCTGTGGATTATCGGCGACTACTCGGAAGTCAACCAGGACGGCAGCACGGGTAAGGCGGGCTTCATCGCCATCCACATGCTGAACTCGTTTTCGACGGGCGGCTTCCAAATCCAGACTTCTGACAAGGCCAAAGGCCAGTTCGCCTTCGAGTACACGGCGCACTACTCCATGGAGGACCCGGACAAGGTGCCGTTCGAGATTTACGTGAAGCAGGGAACCGCCGACGCGGCTTAGATCGAAAGGGAAATCGCATGAAATTCAACGAACTCACGGCCGAGCAGCTCATGCAGTCGCTCGCGCTCATCGGCGAGGCGGCCGAGCACGTCATGCAGGGCGGCATCGGCGAGGACCTGGTGAAGGAAATCGCCGCGTACCGCTCGAAGCCGAAGGCCAAGGGCGCCAAGCAGGCTGACGCCCTCGAATGGGCGGCGGGCCTGGTGTCGAAGTGCATTCCGCGCATGCTCAAGGAGAACGTGGGCGACCTGTACAAGGTGCTGGCCGCCGTCGACGGTCTGACCGTCGAGGAATACGAGGCGTGCAGCAACGCGGCGAAGGTCGTTTCCGACGTGGCGGCGCTCAAGGCGGCGCTCGCCAAGGACGGCGAGCTTCGCCAGCTGTTCGCGGGTTTTTTAGCCTAGCGGCGCGCGACCCGTCTCTCATATGGCTCTGCTTGGGCGAGTACGTCGGGCCTCGGCGTGCTCGCCCTTTCCTTTGCTACGCCAAGGCCAGGGCCAAGCGCGAGGACGAGGAGCGGTCGTGGCGCCTGTACATGAGCGAGCAGGCGGCTCTGACGCCGCAAGGCAAATACATGAGGCAATCGTGGGGGGAAATCGTCGAATCGTCGCGCAGGCCCGTTGACGGGCGCAGCGCCGAGCAAATCGCGGCCGATGTAATCGAAAGGGCGGGCTTGGAGGTGGTTTGATGGACCTGCTCGACCTCATGGTCAAAATCGGCGTCGACGACCAGGCGTCGTCGAAGATAGGCAACCTCGCCGGCAAGGTAACCGACACGTTCGGCAAAGCGGCAAGCGTCGCGGCGAAGGGCGTGGCTGCGGGCGTCGCCGCAGTGACGGCGGCCACGGGCGCGATAACGAAATCATCGCTCGACGCCTACGGGGCGTACGAACAGAACGTCGGCGGCATCCAGAAGCTGTTCGGCAATATGGGCAAGAGCCTCGATGAGTACGCCGAGCTCACGGGCAACGCGGTCGACGCGGTGGCCGAGAAATGGGGTGTGCTCGAGCAGTCGCAGAACATGGTGCTGCAGAACGCCGCCAACGCCTACAAGAACGCCGGAATGTCGGCGAACCAATACATGGAGCAGGTCACGGGCTTCAGCGCCGCGCTCATCACTTCACTTGGCAACGATACCGTGGCGGCCGCGAACTACGCCGAGATGGCGATGGTTGACATGTCGGACAACGCGAACACGTTCGGCACCGACATGGAGTCGATCCAGTGGGCTTACCAGGGCTTCGCGAAGCAAAACTACACCATGCTCGACAACCTCAAGCTGGGCTATGGCGGCACCAAGGAAGAGATGCAGCGGCTCATCTCCGACGCGTCGAAGATGACGGACGTCCAAAAGAAGCTTGGCGTGACGGTCGACGAAAGCTCGCTGAGCTTCGACAACATCGTCGCGGCAATCCACGTCATGCAGGAGTCGATGCAAATCGGCGGCACAACGGCCCGCGAGGCCGCCACCACCATCGAGGGCTCCGTGAACATGATGAAGGCGGCCTGGGAGAACTGGCTTACGGGCCTGGGCGATTCCGGCGCCGACATGGCACAGCTCACCGACAACCTCGTCGAGAGCTTCGAAACCGCCGCCGAAAACGTGGTGCCGCGCGTCGCCATCATCCTCGGGACGCTGCTCGGCAGCGTGCCTGGCATCGTGGCGGAAGTCGGCCCGGTGGCCGCTCAGGCGCTGCAAGACACGTTCATGACGGCGGCGCAGACGTTCCACGACATGCTGCCGCAAGAGGCGCAGAGCGCCCTTGACGGCGCTGTAGAGACATTCCAGGGCAGCGGCCTGGCCGACGCGGTGGGCAACGCGCTTTCGGGCATAGCCGAATTCGGCGCGAAGGCGGCTGACGGAATCTCGCAGCTGATGGAGAGCTTCGACGAAACCTCGGCCATGGAGGCCGCTGCGACCGTCATAGACACCGTGGCGGGCTTCATCGGGCATCTGGCAGACCAAGCGGGCGAATACCTCATGCCCGTGCTTGAGGCGGCTGGCGAGGCCCTGTCGGCCTTCTTCCAGGCCGTGGCCGACGCGCAGGTGTGGCTTGAGCCTTTGGCGACGTTCCTCGGCGACGTTTTGGTGGCCGCGCTCGAAGTCGTGGTGGCGGCCTTCACCTTCGCGGTCGACGCCGTGACGCTGCTCGTGAACGCCGTGACCGAGTTCGTAAACTTTCTCATGGGAGTTCCCGCGAGCGTCCAGAGCTTCGTCGACCAGGTGGGCGCCTTCTTCGGGCAGCTTCCAGGGCAAGTCGGGGGCTTCCTCTCATCGGTGATTGGCACCGTTGGTGGATGGGTTTCGAGCATGGGCGGCAAGGCTGCGGAGGCGGCCTCGACGTTCGGCTCTAACCTCATCAGCGGGCTGATGGGAATCGTGGGCCAGGCGCAATCGGCTGGCCAGGCGATTATCCAGGGCGTAATCGACGGCATCACGGGAATGATCGGGGCCGCGGGAAGCGCCATCGAGGGCGTTTTGAGCACGATAGCGAGCTACTTGCCGCATTCGCCCGCGAAGCGAGGGCCGTTCAGCGGCCGCGGATGGACGCCTTACAGCGGCCGCGCAATCGTGCACGGCCTCGCCGAGGGCATCGCGGAGCTTGCGGACGAGCCTGCGGATGCCATGGCTTCCGTGATGGAGGGCATCTCGGCGACGCAAGCGGTGGCTGACGCGGCCACGGTGACGGTGAAGGGAAGCGGTGGAATGGCAGAAGGCGAGTCGGCTGTGATTCGCTGGCTGGCCGAAAACCTCCCCGTGATTATCGCGGAGTTCACGCCCGTGATGGGCGAATCGGAGTTCGGGCGCAAGGCGAGAAAGGCGGTTGCGTATGCTTGATATTCGCTACGAATCTAGCGCGGGGGTATCGGTCGCGCTCAATTCTGGCGTGTACGTCGGCAGGCCGAACGACCTATTCAGCCGTGAATGGGACTACAAAATCGGGTATCGCGCACTGGCCACGGCCTCGCGCGGTGCCCGCAAGGTTTCGTTCAAGGCCTTCTTCGCGGACATGGCGCAGGCGGACGCTTTCCGCCGATGCGCCGACGCGGACATGCAGAAGGGAATGCCAGGAACCTTGCGCGTCGAGGGCTGGTTCCAGCGCTGCTTCGTGGTGTCCTCCGAGGTCGACGGCATCGGGCCTGGCTTCTTCATGGCGAAGCTTACATTGGTTCTGCTCGACGGCGTATGGCGCAGGGAATCCACGACGGCCTTCTCGCAAGTGAGCTGGTCGGCTGATTTCGAATACCTCGACCTTCCCTACGACCTCCCGTACGACCTCGGGGCAACGCCGCCGCAGGCATACGCCACGAACCCGGGGCATACCGACAGCCCAGCGAAGTTCATCGTGTACGGGCCGGCGATCAACCCCGCCATCAGGCTCGCGGGCAATCTCTACCAGGTCGACGTGACGGTGCCAGAAGGCGGGCGCGTTGAAATCGACCCGCTGCGCCGCACGGTGACAGAGGTCTTGTCGGACGGCACTCGAATCGACGCATTCGGCAAGGCGCACCGCGGCAACGGAGCGGGCTCTGGCGAGTACATCTTCGAGCGCGTGCCCGTCGGCACGTCTGAAATCTCGTGGGACAACAGCTTCGGCTTCGACTTGACTCTGTACCAGGAGGAAGGTGAGCCAGCATGGTCTTAGTGGTGCATGATTCAGCGGTCGGCGATATCCGCGAAATCGAGGAATTCGAGCTTGACATAGCTTTCGGCAGCGACGAGAACGCGCTGAAATTGGAGGCCCGCGCGGGCGAGGCCCCCGAGGAGGGCCAATTCGTGTTCATCGACGGCACCGAGTATGGCGGGGTTGTCGACCAGGCGAGCTACGAGGCTGGCAGGGAAGCATCTGGTTCGATTCTGTGCAGGGGCCGCACCTGGCACGGCATCCTTGCGGGCAAGCGCCTGCTCCCCGATTCGGGAAGCGGATACCTCTCCGTCAGCGGCAAGGCTGGCGATGCGCTCGCGGCGCTCATCGAGCGCATGGGGCTGTCTGAACTGTTCTCCGCCGCTTCCGACGATACGTCGGTGAGTTACACCTTCGACCGCTTCGTGGACGGCTACAGCGGCCTGAAAGCCATGGCGAAGGCCAACGGCCGCAAGGTCGCCATGCGCCGTAAGGGCGGCAAGGTCGAAATCTCGCTGCCGCCCTTGGTCGACTACGCGAACAAGGTCGATTCAGACCTGCTCGACTTCACGTTGACCTCGGTTCACCGCTGCGTCAACCACTTGGTTTGCGCTGGCACGGGCGAGCTTGAAAACCGCGCGGTAGTCCACTTCTATGCCGACGAGACTGGCAACGTGTCGCACACGCAGACGTTCTTCGGCGTCGACGAGATTTGCGCCCTCTACGACTACAGCAACGCCGACGCGGACAAGCTGGAGAAAGAGGGCAAGAAGAAGCTCAAGGAGTACCAGACCAAGGGCAGCGTTGAGGTCGACGCGCACGACGACATAGACGTGGACGTGGGCGACGTGATTTCCGCCCGCGACAACGCGCACGGGCGCACGGTGTCGGCCACTGTCGTGAAGAAGATCGTGCAGGTGTCCCGCGGCGTGGCCACGTACAAATACGAGGTCGGCAGCGAGACGAGCACCAAGACCAGCAGCAGCGGAAGCGCCGAGGGCAGCGGCGGCGGTGGCCACGCGTACTTCGCGGGAAGCGGCCTGAAGCTTGAGAGCTACACGTTCTCCGCAGAGGTCGACGCTGCCGCGCTGAAGGCCGTAGAGGGCAAGGCCGACGCGGCGGCGGCGAGCGCATCCAACGCATCGGCTGCGGCTGGCAAGGCCGAGGCCTTCGCGAGGGCCGCGACCGGCGCGGCGGCGGCGAACGCGAAAGCCATCGCGGGCAAGCAGGACGCG